AGAACAATTACAATTGTGATGTAGATAAAAATCTATCAGTAGACTTTGCTCCTTGCTTGTTCTCTGCTAATTTAAGAGAGGATTGCTTTAGTAAAAATAGGTGTCCTTATTACAAGACTAAGAATGAGGCGCTCTTATCGCAATACTCAGTTTTAAATTATAGGTATCTTATTAGTCTTCCTCCTTATTTGAGAAGGAGAGAAGTATTTGTTTGTGATGAAGCTAGTCAGATAGAAGATGAATTGGTAGGTCAATATTCAGTTACGGTTCCTTATTCTTTCTTAGCAGCAGAGGATATACCATTTAAGAAATTAATATCAGACGATTCTGATGAAGCCGGAAGATGGTTACAAGATATTTATATTCTTCTTAAAGATGAATTAGCAGATCTCAAACACAAAGTATCTTTGCTTTCTCAAAAGAACAATTCCTTTTCTGGTATTCAATTTAAACAGATGCAAAGGCTTAGCAAGATGACGGGAATGGTTAATACTATAGGAGACGTAGTAGAGTCATGGCATGAATGTGAATATATGGTCGAAAAGAAAGATTCAGAATCAGTTACATTTACACCTTATGATATTAGACCATTAGCCAAGCGTATATTTGATTATGCGGATAAAGTTTTAATGATGTCTGCAACCATTAGTAACCCCAAAGAATTTGCTAAAAGTTTAGGCATTAAAGAAAATGAATTTGAATATATAGAAATTAAATCAACTTTCGAGGCACAGAAGTCACCTATATTTTGTTCTACAAAACACAATTTGTCTTATTCTAATATGGCTAAGGATTTGCCTAGAGTATTGGATTTAGCATTACAAATATGTGATAGTCACAAAGGAGAAAAGGGTATCATTCATACTCATACTAATCAAATCACAGAAGCTTTAAAGAAGAAAATAAGAAATCAAAAAAGACAATTTCTTTTTAGAGAAGTAGGTACCTCTAATGAAGATATTGTAAAAATTCATAAAGAAGAAATAGATACAGATTCAGTTTTAGTTAGCCCGTCACTAGATACTGGTTTAAGTTTGGATGGAGATTTAGGAAGATTTCAAATTATCATTAAAGCACCTTATATGCCTCTTGGATCCAAACGTATTAAGAAAATGTTTGAAAAGAATAAAGAACATTATTCTATGAAGATGCTTGATTCTCTTATTCAGATGAGCGGTAGATGTACTAGATCTTCAGAAGATCATTCTATTACCTATATACTAGATGGGGTGGCAGTTAAAGCTGTTATGAATAATAAAAGGAATTTACCTAAACACTTTTTAGATCGATTCCAGTAAGTATAAGACGAATGCGTCTATATACTTTTAATTTTGAAATACAAACTTTATTAGAGCAATTTGTATCAGCTTTCAATGATATCATCATTAAAAGATATGATAACAATAAAACTTTAACAAGTCCTACATCTGGAAATTATGTAAAATTTGTTTATGCCCCTAAACAAAGAGTATATGAAACCATAAACACTCCAGCACCTGGTGGTATTACATTACCTGTGGTTGCAGTTAATATAACAAGTGTTGCTAGAGATCAGGCAAGAGTCTTTAATAAGATAGAAGGATTCGTAGCCAATGCCGGATCTGGTTATTCTAATGGTCTAGTACAAAAAATACCCCAACCAGTACCAATAAACATAACAGTCAATATGACTATTATAACAAAGTATCAAACAGATATGGATCAAATTATTAGTAATTTTATACCTTATTGTGATCCTTATATTATTATTTCTTGGAAGTTACCTTCATTTTCTAAAAACACAGAACCTTATGAATTGCGTTCTGAAGTATTATGGAACGGAACTGTTAATATGTCTTATCCTACAGAATTAAATAATAATCAAGCTCAGAGATTAACAGCTGAAACATCTTTTACGATAAAAGGATGGTTGTTTAAGAAGATGGATGAAACCGTTAAGAAGATCTATACTATTGATACTAAATATATAGACCAAGAACCTACGGTTAAGCTTACACCAGCTCAAAACAACACAACAGCAGCTAATAACCAACCTATTGAAGGTTTTAATAAAGGTGATTTAGTATTCATTATTAATAATAATAATGAAAATGATTCCATTTTTGTTAACATATAAATTGTAATTGGATAAATATATAATAATGGATTCTGTAATACCAAATAATTTTCACGGATCATTGACCTTTGCTCCTAAAGTCACTACATATGATCTTTTAGCTCAGAGAGTAAGAAGAGCCCTTGGAGAACCTTTAATCCAAGTAGAAGTTAGCAGTGAGCAAATGTATGAAAATATAGATTATGCATGTGAGTATTTTACTAAATTTGCTGGCACCACAGAAGAATTTTTAGTTTTTAGATCAGACTTATATGTTCCAGGTGTAGGTCTCCCTATCGGAAGAATGATGAATATCACACCACAAATGTATCAATCAGCTAATCCGGATTCGGCAACCGCTAGTCTTAGTGGCGGATGGGATATGGATAGAAATGCTTATAGACCAGTTGTTGATGTATATTCTTTTGCAGAAGGTAATAATACAGGTATTAATACATTGTTTACTATTGAACATACAATAGCACAACAAGCTTATTTTGGTCATCTTTTAGGTAATGTTGGTTACGATTTAATAACATGGCAAGCATTGAAGAGCTGGTTAGATACAAGAGATAAAGTTTTAGCTTTAACTCCTTATATAAGATTTGATGCTCATAATCAAGTATTAAAATTAATACCCGAGCCTCAAAGATTGCCCCCTTATTTTGGATTGGTTGGGTGTCATATGACTTTACCTATTAAAGACATCGTAAGTCAAATGTGGGTTTATAGATATGTATTAGCTTTAACAAAAATAAATGTAGCCCATGTGAGAAGCAAATATACTGGTACAAATATTTTTGGAGGACAGACAGTTAATGCCTCAGATCTTTTCAGACAAGGTGAAAAGGAAAAGGATGAATTAGAACAAGAGATTCAAACCAAAATGGTTGACACTCTACCTCCCAAATTCTTCATTGGGTGAAAATTCCAATTAAAAAGAAGAATAGAAATTTTCTTCAAGGAACTTTTATTCCAAAGAATCCAAACAAATATAAAGGTTCTTTGCCAATTGTATATCGTTCATCTTTAGAATTAAAATGTTTTCGGTGGATGGATAATAATATTAATGTTATTACCTGGGGTTCTGAATCGGTAGTTATTCCTTATCAATCACCATTAGATGGAAGATTGCATAGATATTTTGTTGACATTGTTGCTCTATTAAAAGACAAAGAAGGTATTTTTAAAAAAATATTAATAGAAATAAAACCTTCTAAATATGTAGCCAAACCAGTTATAACTCCTAGAAAAAGTAAAAAGACAATTTTATTTGAACAAACCCAATATATTCTTAATCAAGCTAAATGGGAAGCAGCAACCGCCTGGGCTAAAAATAAAGGTTATATATTTTTAATTATAACTGAAAAGGATTTAGTTTAGTGATTGTGCCGCTTTGAAGTATAAATATTTCCAATAATATTATTATGAATCAAAATGTTTATAATCTTTTAGTTGAAGAACCTGTCTATGAAGTCAAATATTTAATAGAAGAAAAAAACAGAAACACACCTTCTATCCTTCATATTGAAGGTGATTTTTTAATGGCTAATAAGCCTAATAAAAATAAGAGAGTTTATCCATTGGAAGAAATGGTTAAAGAGGTTAATCGTTATCAATCTGAAATGATTGAAACTAATAGAGCAACCGGTGAATTGAATCACCCTTCTTCTCCAGAAGTTAATTTAGAAAGAATCTGCCACATGGTTACAGAGCTAAGACAAGAAGGAGATATTTTTAAAGGTAAGTCTAGAGTACTTTCCACACCTATGGGTCAAATTGTTCGTTCATTAATAATGGACGGAGTGCGTCTTGGTGTATCTAGTAGAGCATTAGGAGCTCTTACACCTGACGGTAATGGTACCAATAGAGTTTCAGATTTTAGATTAGTAGCAGTAGACGTTGTTGCTGATCCTTCAGTACCTTCTGCTTTTGTTAATGGTATATTAGAATCCAAGCAATGGATATTAAATGAGCACGGTCAATTTGCACCAACTTATGAAAATTTCGAAAAGAATATAGCATCTTTACCTAAAAAAATGTCAAATCAATATCTCAGAGAACAAGTCATTAATTTTATTAATGCATTAAAAACTCTTTAATTTGTCACAGACAAGGGTAAATAAATAACATAACATGAGTATCCGTTCCGTAATTTCAAAATTCATAGCTCAGATTTGTGAAAAAGATTACAAGTC